GTAGTTGATGCTCCAACAAATTCTGGAAAAACACATTATACAATTGAATCTTTGTTTGAATTTGCAAGTGCTGGTCTTGCTCACATGCAAATTTTCGCTGCTGTTTCAAAAAGTATTGTTGACCAAGTAGTGAAAGATGCCAAAAAATACAGAGAAAATTCCGACGATATTCGTGTCTTAAAGACACTTATTTTTGAGAGTCATGAGGTTCATGAATTTTTAACTTCAACATCAAAAAATCCAAAGATACTATTCATAACTATTCAACAAGCATCCGTTGAAAAACATGGTACAAAAAATAAACTTTTGAATTGTAAAATTGATCGTATATTTTATGATGAAGCAGATTTAGGTGGTAATAGTGATAATGAAATGAAAGCGAGAGAGACACAAGAGAAGGTTAAAGGATATAATGCAACTTTTTTTACCCTTCTAGATGAGTTTCGTAAGCGTGGTACCATAGTCATATGTACTACCGCAACTCCATTAAAAGAGCAGATGGAAGAATTTGAAATGTTCAAATTCTTTTCTGGTAAAGAAGAAATTTTTAAACATTTGAATAAAGATGTTCCATGGCCAACTCAAGAAGAATTGTCTGAAGGTTTCAAACAACTCCGCTATTTAAAAACATACGATACAGATAATACAACGTATGAAAAGATTATAGGAGATGCGCTTGATTTATATTATGATAAGTTGAAAGAGTTATCAGCAATAGACAATTTGATTTTAACTATAGATCCAAGTGCTCCTTTAGGATATAAAGGCGTAGTAGTTTTTAATGGTGGTCCACAATACAAGTCTGGTAAAGTTAGTCCAAACTCATTAACTGTACCTCACACACTAGATGCTATTATAAAATATCTTAATAAAAATTGTTTAGATTCTTCCACAAAAGATGATTATCGTGTTTTAGTGGCATATGATAATAAGTGGGTTGCATATAATTCAAAAGGAAAAAGTAAAAGAATCAAAACTTGGAATGAGTGTGCGGATAAACTGAATGATGTCAATGATCCTTTAAGTTTCGTATGCTATGTTGCGAAAATAGGTCGTGGCGTAAATATTCCAAACATTTCTATGGTTGTCTCACTAAGAGAGCGACTACAGCCTAAAAAAGATAAAGATTTTTACAGAACCCAATCAATCGTGCAATTTTATGGTAGAGCAATAAGAACAAATTATGGTTTAGATAATTCACAGGGTTTTAATTTCCATTTTGTATCAGAGCCTATAAAATGGTTAGATCAAAAATATCCTGCTGATCATGAAATTAAAAATTTATACATGAAGCATTTTAGATTGACAAATTCATTTGATATTCTATCTCCTGAAAATGCTACCTTTGATGCAGCAAATGAACTTTGGACTAAAAAGTATGTCACAGGTATAGAGAACAGTCAGTTCAACGGATATTTTAGTCCAGTTGAAGTGGCGCCAGTTGCATCATCAACTGCGGTAACACAACCTCATGATAAAACGTGCAACTGTGACAAATGCGATTTTCACAACGGAACAACAAAACAAGGTTTAGATAAAACTTTAGGCATATAATGAAAGTCTACAAATCATGTTATCGAAATCATTGGCTTTCTCCATATACCATACTGGAGAAAGTTTTCTTTTGGCGTGAGATTGATTATAATGAACCAATCATTGAGAAATGGTCGAAACGATTAAATCCAATTTGCGTGGCATGGCACGATTTTCTTGACTTTGTACATCCACGAATTACCTATGTGAAGATTGATGATTGGGATACGTGGTCAATGGATTCTACATTGGCAGATATCATTCTACCAATGCTGAAACAACTAAGAGCATCAAAGCATGGTTCAGGTTATGTTGATATGGAAGATGTACCAGAACATCTTCGGTACACCACTACTGAAAGTTGGGACTTTCAAACCGTTTTTGATTTTTACCATAAGCATGAAATAAAAGAAGGTGATTGTGATATTCATGCTCGATGGGATTGGGTAATGGATGAAATGATCTTTGCATTTGAGAAGAGGGTAGAAGATACTGATTGGCAAGCAACCAAAGAAGAATGTGAACGTGTACAGAATGGATTCCGCTTGTTTGGCAAGTATTACCAAGGTCTCTGGGATTAAATTAACTAAATAAAGATACTGGCACAACACACACAATCCGCCAGTATAACACACACAGGAGTAATTATGAGTAACTTGACACCGTTCGAGATTCGCCTTGAACTTTTAAAAATGGCAAGAGAAATGCTTTCCGAAGATTATCACGGAAAGTGTCAGCAAATAAGCACAGATTGGACTGTTAAAGTCGAAACCGCTAAACTACACGGCGGTCAGATTCCAGACCATCCATCGTTCCCACCCTACCCCGCAGAAGCAGAAATCATTGCAAAGGCACAGGCCTTGAATGGATTCGTTTCAAACATTTCAGTAGATAAACCAAAAGCAAAATCATCTACCTGATTGGGACCAGAGGTGCTCAGGCACCTCTCTAACTAACAAGGAGAAATAATGCGTTACCTAACACTAGCACTTTGTGCTGCATTCGCCAGTTTAATTTTATTCTTTAGTCAATCAATGGCACAGATTGTTGTGCCCACTAAAATGAATGTTGAACTGCAAGACTTATCAAAAGAAGCGAGGAAAGAAGTTGAATGCCTTGCACAGAACATGTATTTTGAAGCAGGTCAAGAACCTAGAGAAGGTCAACTTGGTGTAGCATTTGTCACACACAATAGAATGATGAATGGTAATTACCCAACAAGTTATTGTGGAGTGGTAAAACAAAAAATGGGTAAGGTATGCCAGTTCTCATGGTATTGTGAATCTGCGGCACGTAAAAAACTCTTGACAATAAGTAACAATCCGTTGTATAATGATATTACTGACTTAGCATTACAATTCTATCTGTACACAAATGAATTTGATGACCCAACTAAAGGTGCATTATTTTTTCATGCAGATTATGTGAAACCTACTTGGAACAACATGAGACGAACTGCTTACATTGGCAGACATATTTTTTATAATAGAGTTAAGAGGAATACATGATTTCGAGCAAAAAGGAGAAGGTGGTTATGGAAGAAGTGAAACAGAATGGATTGCATCATGTAACAACTTTTGCGATTACATTGGTGGCACTCTCAATTGTTGTTGCCGTAGGCATTTACGAAATGAATGAACGTAAACTTATGGCATCAAATATTGAAAGCGCCATTACTAAAGGTATTGATCCACTGACTGTACGGTGTTCGTATGCAAAGGATTATGATACTATTTGTATAGCACATGCCGCAGCAAATGGTCGTAAATAAATTTTAATTTTTAGGAGATATATTATGAGTAAATTAGGCCGATACCAAGATGATGAGCAAGGTCAGTATAATTTTAGTTTTAGTGATAGTGATGGTAAGCATATAAGTGTATCATTTCGTGCTGAACCTGATTACGATTTAGATATTGTCTTTCAGGAGTTTCAAAACTTTCTAGTTGCCTCTGGTCATGATGTTGAAGGACCGATTGGTGAATTGACTTTTGATGAAGATGATTCTGATGATGAGGATTATATGCGAAGTTGGGATGCGGATTCTGATGAAGTACATGCGATGACACAGGCACAAGCGGCAGATAAGTTCTCCATGGAGAATTTTCCTAACAACGGATGGCCGTTTGGTGGTTTGACTTCAGCACCATTACCTCGTTTGACTACTGCTGACTTTCCTGGTTTGAAAGTGACTGACATATCCGCATTGTCATCACAATCTTATTCTGAATGGATAGGTTTAGACAAAGCACCAACAATGGCACCTTTGACACAGGAACAAATTGATCTTTGGAAAACACCTATGCCAGGTACTCTTGGTGGTGCAAAGATTGATTTCAAATAATGCCAACAAAAGATGAGATGATGAAGTTTGCACTAGAGATTGAGGCTCTAGTTGCAAAAACAGATTACACTTATCTTGAGGCAATTGTTGAACACTGTAAAGGCACAGGTTTGGAGATGGAAGTAGCAGCAACACTTATCACTCCAAACCTGAAGTCTAAAATACATGAACAGGCCGAGAGATTGAATATGTTAAAAACTAAAAGTAATAGATTACCTATATGACTGGATATGAAGCATTCTGTTTATACTCTTCCCTCAAATTACATTTTACACAAGAATCGTATGACTACTTTAAGTATGGTGGTAAATCGAGAACAAGTATAGATGCATTTGAGAACAAGAAAGATAAATGGTTTTATTACAAACTGAGTCGGAGATTTACCAATGATGACCAGGCTAGAGATTTTCTTGTTGCTAATTTTCTGCATGATCGTGATGTATGGATTGGAAATCTACTAAGAGAAGATTCTGATGTTCATTATCGTGCAAGGCAGAAAGTGCTTCAATCGTTATCGTACACTTTCACAAATGAGATTGCTTCGTTAATGAGTCATAAGAACCCAAATGACTCATTAATGATGCGAGATGAAAGTCCATATCCATTATTGCTGTCTAAGTTGCTGTATGGTGAAGTATCGATTGAGACTGTATGCATTCTAAACTCCATACTAAAGTTTTTACCTATGTGGGACAAGAAGATTAATGATACTATTCACTATCCATCGGTAAGTTTGAAGATAAAGAAGTACACACCGTTTATACAATTTGATCCAACAAAATATAAACTTATTCTGAAGAAAGAACTACATGAAAATACAGAAACTTTATCTTGATATGGATGGTGTTTTGTCCGACTTCAACAAACAATATAAAAAATTGTGGAAGGTCGAACCCCATGCTAATCGTGAACGAGCGGAGAAACGTGATTATAAGTGGGACGAATTTGTAAGCGGCAACAATTTTGAAATTCTTGATTGGTTTCCTGGTGGTAAAGAACTGTTGCAGTATGTTCTGACCTTAGATATACCAATTGAGATTCTATCATCATCTGGTGGTAGAGATCATCATGAAGCAGTATCGAATCAAAAAAAGGTTTGGCTGAAAAAACATAATATCGATTTTTCTGTCAATATCGTACCTGGTCGTGCATTGAAGGCAGACTATGCGAAACCTGGCATCATTCTTATCGATGACACACCAGATGTTATTGATGATTTTAATGCAGCAGGTGGAATTGGAATACTTCACACTGACACGGCAAAAACGATAAAAATTGTTCAATCCGTTCTTGACGATACATATATAAACGTATATAATGAATCAAGTGAACAAGATGCACATACGATAAACAACTAACATACGAGGTAAATTATGTCTGACTTTTCAGCACTCAAACGCAATCGTAACACCTTCGATTCGCTCAAAAAAGCAATGGAAGCACCATCAACAAATGCAGAAGCAGGTTCAAAAGATGACACCCGTTTCTGGCAACCCGAAGTAGACAAAGCAGGTAATGGTATGGCAATCATTCGTTTTCTGCCAGCACCAGCAGCAGACGGTGACGATGCACTCCCATGGGTTCGTGTATTCAATCACGGCTTTCAAGGTCCAGGTGGTTGGTATATCGAAAACTCTTTGACTACTCTCAATCAAAAAGATCCAGTATCAGAATACAACTCTATTCTGTGGAATTCAGGCATTGAAGCAAACAAAGAAATCGCACGTAAACAAAAACGCCGTTTGACGTATATCTCAAACATTCTAGTAGTCTCTGACCCCAAAAATCCAGAGAATGAAGGTCAAATCAGATTGTACAAGTTCGGTAAGAAAATCTTCGACAAAATCTCCGAAGCAATGAATCCAGAATTTGCTGATGAGACACCGTTGAATCCTTTCGACTTCTGGGAAGGTGCTAACTTCAAAATCAAGATTCGTCAAGTTGAAGGTTATCGCAACTATGACAAATCAGAGTTTGATTCTATCACTCCAGTTGATGGTGATGATGATAAACTTGAAGCAATTTGGAAAAAAGAATACTCACTCAAAGAGTTCCTTGATCCAAAACAGTTCAAGTCTTATGATACACTGAAAGCAAAATTGGATAAAGTTTTAGGTCTTGATGGTGTTGCACCAGTAAAGACAAAGGCTGAAGATACAGTTTTGAATACAGCGAAATCAGCACCCAGTTTGGATGAGAATGATGAAGAACTAGACTACTTTAGGTCTCTAGCAGAAGATTAAAACTTCCTTTATCTTAATCAACTGCGAATGCCACCTTCGGGTGGCATTTTTTTATGCATAGTGCCTATTCATTATGGCACTTAAAATATTTTCATTTGTATCTTTTAAACTTGTTGTGCCTTTACTTACTTCTTTTTTGGTAGTGTTCATAACTACGGTTGTTGAAAAATCAAATAAAGAAGGTTGTGCTCTCATCTTATCTTCCAACTCTCTCAGATTGGCCTGCATTTCACCTGAAGATAGACCAAGTTTGCCTCCAGTCATTTTATCTAATGCTGCTAGTTGAGCATTCAAATCATCAAACATAATATCTGTTAAACTTTTCTTTTGTTCTTCGGTCTCTGCTGGAAGTTTACCAATCGAAGAATTTAATGGGAATGCTTGATCT